AGATTTCAGTTGCGCTATTGGCAACCCAACTGCTTTTGTCCCCTGTTAGTGAAGCAGAAACACCCTCTACTAAATCAATGTTGGCTAACAACAACCAGTTTGCAGTATCGTCAGTATTATCTTTGCAATACATTCTACCCCCGCTAATCCTTGCATCGTATCCGGTGCCAGAACTCCCTATTTTAGCCATAACCCTCAATCTTAAGTCGTTGCCAAGCACCGTTGTAAAGGTGTTGTTGGTGGTAGGTATGTATAATAACGACTCTTGATTACCATCGTATACAAAACTAACTGCTATCTTCCATGTTTTTGTTTCAAAAAAGGCGTTCTCATTTGCATTTGTCGAATCGTAGTCTATGCTAAATCCAACGTTTGTGCTATCGTAATCAGGATATATGTTTGTTGTGGCCGTCCTTGCAAAGGTAGGGGGTGCCAGTGTATTATCTTTTGAGAACCAACCTTTATGTACTGTAGCATCACCTCGTAAATCTTTATCTAAAGAGCCATCTCCGTCGCTGTCAAACCGCACATCTCTAAAATGATGCCTGTTAATGTATCCATACCACTTTACTTTTTGTAGTGTCGGAACGTCTTTACCGTCACTAACCCTAACTACATTGTCTACAATATAAAAAGAATACTCAGGCGATATTGCGGCCGCACCAGATACCACACCGGATGTTTTTGTAGATATTCTTCCCGCTGTAAACGCATCGCTTGATAAGTTGTATACATCCAATTCAGAGTTTGCAACGTCTGACAGTACTAAAGAATTTTCTCCAAGAGCATGAGAGGTAATACTAACCGCTCCATTAGTAGTAGAATTAGCGGCTATTGTTTCGTCTTGAAATGTAGCACTATCAGTTTCTATTTCAATGGCATTGAGATTAGCAGTTCCATCAATCGTAATGCTGTCTCCAATGCCTGCAATGGTATAAATACCATTGTTTTTTACAGTTCCCCTAATGGCTATTTGACCACCGACAACTAAATTTGTAACAATACTGTCTTTTAATCCAGACTGGTTGCTGGCATCGGAACTTTGCACCAATCTACCAGCTTCAATAAATCTTCCTAGCAAGGTTCCAGAACCAGCTTCTCCGCCCTCACCACCATCTTGCAAGAATTGTAAATTAGTAGACTGAGTTATATCTACAGCTTCATATTCCGTAGAAGAGTAGTCGGATTCAAAAGATGCAAGTCCATATCCACCAGAAATAGTAGCCGCATGCTGAGGGGCAGTGCCGTGAGTTTCAAAAGAACCTCTAGTTCTTACAGTTCTACCTTTTTGAAATGTAAAATTGTAACACTCGGAGAGTTCATTAATCTGAAGGTCTCTATACTCTTGATAGGTATTGAGACCTCCAGAAAAATCATTTAAAACTAGATGCTGTTTAGGCACTAGACACCTATTTTCTTAAGCAAAACAGACTTGATCACTTTCCAAAGTGCTTCAAGGATTTTTTGCTCTGTGGCTTCCGAAATGATAGGTATATCAACCGACTTATTTATTTCAGCAATTACCTCTGCACCATTCTCATCTGACAGCAGATCATCTGCTATTAACTTCGCTAACATAGTTAACTCCTATTTTTAACTGTTTTTATTTTGTATGTAAGATACACAATAGTCATTATACCTATAATGCATTGTAGTATCAAGTTTATTTCGGCAAGATGTATGCCGTAATTCATAAAAGATACACCAGAAACCTTTAAACTGTCCATTAGTGTTTTCCATTAATGCGAGATAGACTACCCTCTACTCGGCTAATTTGATTATCTAAGTCGTTAATTTCTTTGGTAATTGCATCAAACTTTCTATCCAATTTATCATCAGACTTGTTCCAACGTTCAATTAATTTAATAATCATGCCTTCCATGTTTTCTAAGGTTTCTGATTGGCCTCTATTTTCTGTTTTTAAATCTTCTAGAGTTTCTTGTTGTTTTGCTGATTTGTTAGATAGTGATACTACTAAATACACAAACATTGCACCTACTACACCTATCATTCCTGCTTCACCGTATACTGCCATAAAATCCATTACTTCCCTCTTTTCTTTTTACGCCACGATAGTGGATTTATGTTAAACTCTTTTTCATAAAATTTTACTTTTTCTGCCAATTCTTGCCTCTCAATCCTTTCTTCCACGATATGTTTATCAAGTAAGTTCCCAATTTGTTCATTAGCATCAAACATTTTCCCTTCAAGAGAAGCAATTCGAGTTTCAACCTTCCAATACCCATATACTAATGCACCAATCGCAAGAACAACATTAGCAAGAAACTTAATGTTAAGAGAAATAACAGCGTTGTCGTCAATAATAGCACCTCTGTAACTGCGAGCCGTTTTAGGTTTCCCACTCATTGAATCCTTACTTCTTCCCATCGATTATGTAATATGCAGTAATTATCTCCATGATATAATTTTCCAGCGTACCAATGCATTGTTGAATCTTTGGCTATAATCTCTATAAATACAGTATTTGTATCCGTTGGTGTTAATTCGTATCCTCCTACAGACCATCCAGAACTACAATTAAGATTTGTAGACGTAAACAACAGGAATATTATAACTCGTACTAACAGTTGCATGTACATTTACTTTTTTTAAAGACATATGCTCTTACCTTTTGTCCTAATTCAAAATCATTGGGATATTTTTTTACCCATTTTTTAAGTTTACTCTTCATCAACCTTCCATTTATCGGATCCAGCTATATACGATATAACTTCATCGCCAGTTTTAACTGAAAACCCTGTTAACGATTCAATTGCTTTTAACTCTGACATTGTACAATCGGACTTTATACACAATTCACTACCGTCTTCTGATACTCTCGGAGCAAAATACAACGGATGTCTTTCTAGCATATCTGAAATCTTAGCCGAGTGATCTGTTGTTGTATCTATTTCTTGAACTACGTAGGTATAATCCACTTCTTCTGTAGGATGTCCGTTTTCTATGCAATAATCATTAATTTTTTCTACTAACTCTGCTTTAGTACCGCTACCAGATATACTGTATTTAGCCATAAATGCCTCTATATCGTCTTTTAAATCACTTTCGGTAGGTAAAGTTACCAATTGAGTTTTTTTACCCGTTTTTTCAACGTCTTTTAATGTGTGTGTTTGCCAATCATACCTTGTGGTAATTTGCTGTGCTTTGGCAGCATCGGTATTTGGCATAATAATGTAATGCGTATATTGTCCTTCCATAATAAACCCTATGTATGTTTTCCTTTTCCATGTTTATAATTTTTAGTGATTTCATCAGCAGATAATGCTTTATTGTAAAATTTGAAATCATCTATTGAATTTTGATTACCTCTGTTTGACTCAGAACTGCCTATTTTTAATGGATGTGTTTCGTTAATAGTGCCACCTGCTGGTATGCTTGAATAAATAGCTACCTGTGAACCATCAAAATAAACTTTTATTGTGGTTGACCCATCGTAAGTACATACAATATGTACCCAACTTCCATCAAATGTAAGAGCGGCAGTATTCTGATTATATCGAGCATCTGGAGATTCAATTGAACTGTATAAATCAAAATAAACAGAATTGTTGCTTAAAATAGAAAGACCAACTCCATAACTTGTATTAGCACTTGCTAATGTGTACCCTTTTGCCATAATGTCTTGTGTTATACCACCAATATCTTTTTTATACCAACATTCCATGCTAAAGCCTTTGCTTAACTCTAAAGTTTCAGAATCTGGTATTTCTACAAACTCGTTACCAAAGAATCGTAGACCATTGCTAATTAGTGTTGTATCGTAAAGTAGGAGTCCTTGATTGTCTCTACCTTGTGTTAATGCTTCAGGTAATACAATTTTTGATGGTGAACCCTGTGCAGTTTCTGTATTAGGTGCTGATGTGTACCGCTTTAAAGATACATTTCTAATCCAAGCAACTTCGCCAGTACCCATACCATTTAATCTGAAATAGCAATCAACTGCTGTTTGATTTTTAAATGTAAAACTGTAGGTTTGAAACTCTGTAGTGGTAGAAGAAAGAGTTATGTTTTGAATATCAGATCCGTTTCCTAGTCTCCATACAAATGGTGCAACAACAGTAGCTTTTGATTCAAAAGTTAATTTATAATCTTTGCCAACAACTAGATTTTGATTTAAATCGTGATCATCTCTTAAAGATAATTCTGCTCCATTGTCTCCACCACCAGAACTATTATACTCAATTTTTACTGCTCCATTATCATTGGTAACAGTATTTGTATTGTGAGGATTCCAACTACCTATACCAGTTGAATAATCATTATCCCAATGTTCATCACCATAGGTACCAGCAGTTATTTCATTTGACCATACTCCATTTCCTAAATTTCTCCAGTAGTTTACAAGATGACTGGATTTATCGTAGTTGCCAGAATCGGATGTTGGTAGTATTTGAGATCCAGAATTGTACAATGCTGTTACTGCACTTGCAGTTAAAACAGTATCCCATATAGCAACGTCTGCTATAATTCCCTGAAAAAACCTTGATGTTGCTGTATGTTCAAATCCTATTTGAAACTCATTTTGTGCAACATTTGATAAATACTGCAATGCAGCAGTTCCAGACTGTGCAGAACCATTAATATACAGAGCCAATGTTCCAGCAGTATTAGTGCATACTATATGGTACCATTGCTTCGCACTTATTGCACCGCTTTTTGCAGTATAACTGCTTCCATCAAAATATTCGTGAGCCATATTGCCATTGTCTGCAATATTCAAACCTACCCTATCTCCAGATGCAGTTTTATGAGACCATACTGTACACGCTGTTAAGGCATCCATGTATATCCATGTAGCAACAGAATATGAAAGGTCTTTATCTAAAATTCCAAATTGACCTAAGTTTGTATCTGTATCATCAACTCGTAAATAGTCATTAGAACCGTCAAAGATCATTGGAGTGTTTGACCGTACTAAACTTTTTTGATACCCATCTTCTTCAGCATAGGCCCAAGATGCACCAGTTATTGTTGCACCTTTGTTATTTCCACTTGAATCAAATAAGTGAGACCCACCACCCTCTTGCATTAAATACTCTGCTTTCAGATTAGATGATGATACACCAGTAGGTAGTGACATCTCTGGATTAGTGTATAATTCTTGTATTTGTGCTTCGGATAGTGCAGTAGAAAATATCTTAAAGTTGTTGATTTTTCCGTCATAGAATACGCTTTCAGAGCTGCTATACACTCTGGCACCGATACGAAGATTTTGATCCGTTGTATAACTACCCATAGTAAGCCCAGACATACTTCCATTACTTGTACTGTCTAAGGCTTGTACAACGCCATTAATATAAATTGATATGCCACTTGATTGTACAATTACTACGATATGTTTCCATTCAACTGAACCATCTGTAAATATAGCATTGTCAGTTTCTGCACCTGTGCTTGTACCATCCGATTTGTAATTAAAATGCAACGCTCCAGCAGGAGAACTGTCAAGATACATTTGTATACCGTCTGAATTATCGCTTGTATAAGCACCAAAAAACATTTGATTACCTGATGGGTTTCCATCATCTGGTTTTGCCCAGAAACTGATACTAAATGAATCTCTAAATGTTGATTGGAACGTATCTCCAGTATTAACTACATCATTACTACCATCAAAGCGTAAACAACTACCAGACTTTACTATACCGTAGTTAATTGGGTCTACAACTCCATGAGGTGAGTGTGTGTAGCCTGTATTAACAGTAGCACCACTATTTGTTCCATGATTACTGCCTTGTAAATCGTTATGTGGGTTTGAACTACTGCCCATATCATACCACGATACCAAATTGGTTTTTAAGTCTGTAGATAATCCAGCATATTTTTCTGCAAACATTAAACTTTGTATTTGCGATTGTGATAGTGCCGATGAATGTATAGCTACATTGGCTATTGAGCCATCAAAGGTATAAGAAGTGCTGTGATAAGCACCTATAATTGTTTTTAAACCACTAAAGTCCATATCAGCATCTGCTGGAAAAGAACCATTTGTAGCTGTGCTTACAGGCATACCATCTAAATATATTAAACTTGATGATTCACCACTTGTATCGTACACACAAGCAATATGATGCCAAGAAGATGTATCAGAAAAGGTGTATCTTCTATACCAAGCATCTCCATTTAATCCAAATCTTATACCATGTGCTGATGAAGCAACTATATTAAACTCGCCAACAGATGAACTAAACGATGTAAGGTTAAACATTCCGTCATCACCATATGTATCCGCTTTAAACCATAACGATACGGTTAAACTTCCAGAATAATTGTCACCCAAAGCTGTCCCAAGACCAGTTCCGCAATCCACATAATCATTGCTACCGTCAAACGAAGTAGAACCATCTGCCAGTTGTACTGCCATTTTTGGCTTTGCTATATCTAATGCACGAGGTTTTAATGGAGATTGTCCAGAATAAGAATTAGTATTTGTAGTGGCTCCTATAATTGCACCACCATTGCTACCAGCAGAATCTGCTGATTCGTATAATAATTTTAGACTAACATCATCAAGGTAAAATTCATAGGTACCATTCTGTCTAAAATAAACAATGCCATTAGTAAGTGTTCCAGATCCATAAGCAATAAAATCAATTGTTATTTTTGTCCAAGCACCTACAACCATTGCATATGTTTTTTGTTCTAATGCATCTCCACCTGTAGTAGTTGCCCAATTACCACCTGATAAAAATCCAACTCGTATAGATGTTCCTGTTACGCTGTATACATAAAATTCCAATCGATAAGTAGCACCACCTTTTACAGATATACTACTTTGCTGTATTCCTTTTAAGCCAGATGTAGTTACAACTTTTCTTGAGTATGTACCAGAATTAGCATAAGTAGAACTACGTTCATTAGTTGAAGGAGAGCCACTATCATCCCAATTAGCATCTAATTCCATCGTACCATTTGTAATTAATTCGGTTGACGATATACCAGATGAACTTAGGTTGTACCAGCTTACAAGGTTTGTTAACTCTGTGCCTTCTAATTCTGAATAAGAACCTCGCCAGTATATAGATTCCATTTCACTTGCACTTAATGCCCTTGACCAAAATCCCAAATTGGCCATTGTTAATTTGTAATACCCTGAAGCGTATTTTGCTACATCTAAATCAGCAGATACATCTGTAGAGCCAGATGCTATTGTATTTGTGCTTAATGTTTGTTTTTGCCCATCAATATATAAACAACCCTCTACTCCATTTTGAAGAGTTGCACCGATATGATACCATTGACCTTCATTTGGTGTTAATGAACAGCGAATATCGACACGAACAGTTCCGCTTTGCTTAACATAGAACAGTAATGCATTTCCTGTTACCTGTATTAAAAACTTATTGTTTCCATCAACATACCGAGCAATCATTATATCATCATTTACAATACCTTTTACCCAAAAACTTATACTTAAATCACCACTACCAAAGTTTAGACTACTTGGTTGCCCAATGCATACATAGTCATTACTGCCATCAAATGATGTGCTACCATCTAATAGCAGATTTGCACTATTATCTTTGAAAGGGTAAAATGCTTTTAAACTATCTTTAACAAAGGTAAGTAATGCAGCCCCACCTGTTAATAAGGACGCTCCTAGACCTAGCATATCTTAACCTAAGTAACCTACTACTTTACCACTTGCTAATGTAAATGCTGACCAACGACCGTATATTGTCATTCCTTGAGGAAAGGTTATACTGTCTGAAGTATCTCCATTGTTGTTTGAATCGCCTAGATATAGATTTGTACCAGACTCTGGTGTTAAAGTTGTAAAAACTGTATCTTCTAAAAAAGATATAGCAACAATTGTTTTTCCTGTAATTGCAGTTGTACCTGTCTCAAGAAGTGAACCTGCTTGTCCAAGTCCAACGTTGCCTGTTTCTACTACGCTATATTCGTGTATTCCCATCTTGTTTCCTCCTTTTATGCCTTACCGAGCTTGGGTATTCTCATGGGCATATTGATTAATTATGTTAAATACTTTTGTAACTCTTTTTCATATGTAGCTTCTAATGCTTGAGACTGTGCTAAATGTCCTTGTGTTAACTCTACGTCTTCATCATTAATTGCTGTTGAAATCTTTCGTTTTAAACACCTAGATGCCGCTCCGAGCACCATTAATCTTTCTGCATCTACTGGAAAAAACTTTGTAGCTGTTGAACCATGTGCAATTTCAGTACTTCCATCTGTAGTTGGTTTTACTGGTACTGAAATAAGATTGCCAGATGTTAATGATCCATCTGCTAATACGTATAACTTTTCTCCTTCGATATAATATACAGGATCATTGCTTGTTGCATAATAAATAGAAGAAGTATCTTTTGCTCTTGCAACGTGATTTATTACTATTCTATTAGCTTTAATATTTAATTTATGTACATCTAATATAATTTTTTCACTAATATCTAAACCAGCAGACGTAATATCAGACTCTTGTGAGTTATTAATTAATTTAGGCAAAGGAGTTTTGCTTAGTATTTCTGAACCTACAGCTAGTAATGAATCAGTTATAAGCTGATCATCTCCAACATTACCTATTAAATCTTCTACTTGTACTTTAAATGATGCCATTATGATATTACTCTTTCTGTAAAAACATTAATAGGGCCAAAGATGTAATCGTCATCAGTATCATATCCAGTACCAGATCCATAAGTACCAGTAAGTATTCGTTCTGTAAAAGTAACATTGTCTGGTACATAGTAATCTCCATACACTTTTGCAGATTCAGCTAAATTGCCAGACCCTTCCCATGAAGATACTCCAGTAAAAGTTTCATCCGACTGCCCAGTATATGTTAATTTTTGTAACGTTCCTTCTGTATCAATAGCGTACAATGTTCCAGCAGTATCAAAATTAGCAACAGATTCGACTTCAATTGTATTACTTCCGTTGCTAAAAGCATCAGTTGTTATTTGATCTGCTAAATTAGGTAAATAATTTATTTCTTTAAAATCTGTCATTAGAAATCATATCCTTTAATATGATAGCCAGAACCATCACGACCTTTATTAGCATAACGCAAGCCTTCTCTAACACACATATCAAACTCTCTTTTAAAATATTGAGCAGCTTGAAGTGTTTCTGGCCGTAGCTCATAGCCTTTAGCTATTGCATATTGTGCTAAACCTTCATGAAACTCTTCTGGTATAGAGGGTGATTCTGTAAGTGTTATGCCAGAACCAGATGCTACAAAATCTTCATCTAATTTTACAGCATGTACATTGATTTGCTTCACTTCTGTAGGAGATATATAGCTAGTTGTATTATCTTCTGTAGAAGTTTTTACAATAGCTATTGCATCTCTTTCAATAAAATATGCGTGATTAACTGCGTTTTCTCTTTCTTTAGGCATTATATATCCGTATCAATTTTTTCAGGTTGTCCTACTAATCTTGGTATTCTATAATTATCATAGTCTACCCTTGTTACTTCTAATATGTTATCAGCTAAACGATAATAACGTTTATCAATTGTTGTGCTAAACGTATATAACGTTTTTAAAATTCTTGTTTTACGACAAAACTCATCCAATGCTTTATTAAGAAATATTCTTATTTGTGCATCTTGTAAGTCTGGATGATGTTGTTTTACCGTTTCTATTAATTGTTTTTGTGTCATATGTTATTTAGGTAGGGGAGCAATAAAGCTCCCCCAACCTGTTTTGTTTATGTTGCTACTAAGATTCCTCCATCAGCTCCACTTATACCATAAGCAAACCAAATTGAACCATCTGTATACAATTCAATAAAGTCTCCTTTTTTACAGGTATGATCAAAACCAACAGTATCTGAAGCATCGTCAGTAACTACTGATGCTGCTCCAGTATCGGCTACATCAATGTAATGAGTGACCATTACATCAGTTTGCCCATCATTAAGAACAACATCTTCTCCACCACTATTTGAGAGAGTAGATCCAGCGGCACAATTAACAATAAATTTAGCATGCCAACCAGCCCCTGCATTTGAAGGGGTAGGTAACGTTATCGTATAACCTGCAGAACCAGAATCTGTTATAAAAAACATTTTACCAGAATCTGCTGGAGTTAACGTTGTTGCTGCATCTATTGCAACTGAACCTGCACTTGATCCACCTAAATAAGGTCTAGCCATAATAAGCCTCCTTACGCTGTGATCTTAAACAAGTGATGACTTTCAATTAGCTGTATCCCTACACCTTCATCGGACATGTATTGATCTTTAACACCATCAAAAGCATTATCTGTTTTGATGTTTGTTTGATACATAGATGGACGATAAATAGCATGGAATAGATTTTCATCAGATACAACTGCCATGTACTTGTTGTAAGGCCCACGTAATGCTGGAGTTGGAATCAACTGCAACATTCCATGAGGTGTTTCAAGTACTCTGTAGTTAAAACCAAGAGAATCACGTGCCATGTCTCCAAGAGAAACTGTCCAACCTGAGTTGCCAGCCAATCCTGATGCACCTGCCATTTTTGACCAGTATCCTAAAGCACCAGCACCAACAAAAGCACGCTTAACACCTGCCTCTGGTATGTACTGAAATACTTTTTCCATATCATCAACAAAGTTGCCATATGAATAAGAACTATCTACAGTAAATATGTTTTGTGCATCGTGTGTAGAAGTAGAATTACCATACTTTTCTAAAGCAGAAATAATTCCGTATGTAGTTCTTATAAGATTACCATCAGAATCAACTCTTCCACCGTCAGCTAAAACTCCTTCATTGGGATCTGAGCCTAAATTTCCAGCATCGTATGATGCATCTCCAAGTCCAGTTCCACCTACTCTCTGCCCAAACAAAAATGCTTTTTCTTTTTGCATTTTGTGCTCTTGAGCTTTCATTCTACGAAGTCTAGCTAATTCAGATGACTCACCTCTAAGTACTGCTGCTTCTAAAGTACCAGTAACTTGAAGAGGTGTTTTAAAGATCTGACAAGAGTTGTAAACAACGTCTAGCTCATCTGCCCATGCATCTGGTGCTGAACTACCTTCACCATGTGCATTACCAATTACTAAATAATAATCATTATTAACAAGATCGTAATCACTTCCACTTTCTGTGCTAATAATTTTTACTTTGATTTCATCAGCATCGACTGCAGAAGAAATAATTGCTGTTGCTTTTTTACTGTCTTTTGCAGAGTTCCATATTTCAACCACAAGACCTACATAGCTGCTATCAACAGCACTTGCTAAACCTTGTATGTTTTTAATATTAAGTGCTGCACTTTCTGTTCCATTTGCTGCCAAAGTAGCGGTTTCATTATCATTCTGAAACTCTTGTTTTACCCAAGGATTACGATGTTCAAACATCTTAAAAACTGGGTCTGGTACATCACGTTGTTCCTGATTACTAATCATTGTAGTAAAAGGGGCAACATCTGTCCATAGCTCCTTAGTGACCTGCGGATCTACGTAAAAATTTCGTCTATCCGTATAAAGTACACCAGAAGCTTTTAGTAGCTTTTCTGTAGCTGCCATTTTTAACTCCTATTATTCTAGTTTACTTTACGACTTACCTGCCCAGTAAAGCATCACTAAAAAGTTGTTCATCTGTTCTAGGCTGTTCTGCCTGACCAGTTTGAACTGCAGTTGTTTTAGGCACATTTAAACGATTTGCCTGATTCTGCATTTCTTCTGTTTTTTGCTTAACTACTGGATTAGGGTTCGTCCTTAATTCAAACAACTTGGCTAAATTATCTAATGTAAGATTTTCAGGACTCTGCGACCACCGTACAAACTCCATAGCTTTATTCTGATCCCATCCGAAGTTATTTACAGCATGGCTCATAGCCTGTTGCTGTACCATCTGTGCTTGTTGCTGTTGCATTTGAGCTTGATATTGTCTTTGCAGTTCCTGTTCACGTACTTGGTCTTTTTCTTTTAGAAAATCCATGTACTTATCTCTATAGGCTTCTTTAGCCACTCGATACTTAAACGATTCACTTTGTGGATCATTATAAGCATCAACCTCATTGTATGAATGTGGTCTTTCAGGTGCTGATGGCTCCTTCAATGAAGACTCTTGCAATCCTTGTTCAGGGTATGCTTGAGGTTGTCCATTGGAGGCAGAGCTTTGCATTTCAGGATTTTGCCCATTACGATAATAGTCTAATTCCTGCCTCAATGCATTTAGCTCTCCCTTGGCTTTGTCAGCTTGTGATTGCCAATATTCAAAACGAGTTGAGTCGTCTCTAGGGGAGACTTCTTGTGTTTCTTGCGTAATTGACTCAGACACACCACTATCTTGTGGTATCTCCCCATTAGGTATTGCAGGTTGCTCTATATTAAGCATTGCATCCTCTTTTGGTGCCTGATCAGCATTACGTGTTTCTATGATATTCTCCATTACTTTTCCTTTGCGATTTGGTTATTTCCAGCAACCGCTTTCTTCAATTCTTTATATTAAGCTATGTCTTTTTAATTTTTCCATTATTTCTTTATCTGAATCTGCATAAAGAAACCCTTTATCATTTTTTCTATAGTTTTTTATAATTTTTATTTTATCCATAGGATCTTGGGCATTGACAAACTCTTTAAAACCTTCATCGTTTTCTATATAATGATCTACTAAACCACCACTAAGCATTTTCATAAAAGCTCCTGCTGTGCCTCCTCCCATCATGTTATGCCATACATAAGCACTATCTCTCATGTATTTACCTAAAGCGTCCTTATTAACTTGTGTTTCCATTATCTAAAATCTTCTTTTTATCTAAATAAACCATATATATAGTCTAATAAACTAGGTGCTCTCTGTGCTTCAAGAGCAGCTATATATGTTCTTTTGTTTTCATCATTGTCCATAAAATATTTTGGTATATTTCTAGGAACTGGTAAATTTCTAGATACATAATAATCATTTATATCATCTGGAAATCTGTCGTCTCTTAATAATCTTTCTGGCCAATTTGTTTTTTTATTTCTAGGCAATCCATAATTAGGAGGCATTGTATAAGCATCTGGATTTCTAAAACGATCTGGAGAGTTTTTAAATGCAAATGATCTTAAACTATTACTTACAGCTTCTGGTAACATGTCCATAATCATAGATTTATTTCCATATACCCCAGCATTATTAAAATTAAAATAGCTAGAGCCTTTTTTATCTGAATAGTTTTGAAATCTACCATCTATGTATTTATTTGGATTACTCATTATCTAAAATCTTCCGTGCTCATAGTGTTACCAGAAGGTAAACCTTTTGTAAATGGATTCTGTCTTTTTAATATTTCATTTTGTATTCTATTAAAGTATTCTCTAGACCTTAAAGAATCCAATTCTCTGTATCCCTGTGGATATTTATAATAGTTTGCAAGTTCAAATAACTCATCGTTATTAAAACTGCTAAGATCATTTTCTATTTCAACTTTAGATAATTTTTTATCATTAACCATAGCTGCAGCACTTTGAATGTAGTCTTCTTCAGCTTTTGGATTTCCTGATATTCTCATCCATTCTTTAGATCTCCACAAAGCATCATCTGTATCACTAGCAACATTTTTTAACATTTGTTCTTTTTCACTTATACTAGCATTAACAAATGCTTCGTAATCTTTGCCTTTAGGTTCACCTACAAAAACAGACCATAATATTTCATGATCATTTAAATCTTTTTTTACTTTGTCTAAATAACCTCTATGAGAAGAATAGCTATCAAAATATTCTTTGTCTTTTAAATAAGAACTGCGTTCAGAATCACGAAATTCTGGATCTTTTTTGTATTTATATGGAGCTGTAAAAGGAATATTTTCTAAAATACTCATTACTCATCCAACATTAGCATCTCTTCATTTATTTCTCTAGCAGGATTAGGCTCACTAAACTCTTGTATATCCTGTTTAGCCATTTTTAGCTCATCTGCCAAACGGTTCTTATAAAGTTGGGATGCCATTTCAACTTTAGCTTCTGCCTTTGCCAGTTTCTTTTCAAATTCTTTTACTTCTACACGTTTGCGATCATGTAAAGACTCTCTTTGTGCAGTCTGCAGATCGCCACGTAGTTTCTTTATTTCATCTTGCTGTTGTTTCATTTGTATTTGCATTTTCTGCATTTGACCTGCACGTTCTAGTACTCCTTCCATGTCTGCCACATCTGTTTGCTTTAGTACTTCTAACTGATCTATTAAACCTGCTTGATAAAGTTGCATGTAGTATTCAAATCGTGCAAATCTATTAGAGGGTAACGTAGATCCTGACAAAACAACAACATCGTATTTACCAACCGTTATATCGTTAATTTTTCCTATTTCATTACCAACCCTATCATACATTGGACTATTAATAGGTATTTCAATAGGTCTATTGTTAGGTTGCATCAACCTCATAACCTTTTGACCTGTGTACACATACTGCACTAAACCTACTACTACTTTTGCTAGTTGGTTAATGCACTCTTCTACATCATCCCTTTTAGATTTAATTCTTCTTTGACCAAACTCATCTAATGCTACAGTACCTTTAAATGTTTGTGGTGCGGCTCCTCTATCTCCTTGCATCAATGCATAGATACCAAGAATACGCTCTATATCTGCCTTTGCATCTGCTTCGTTCTTATACAATTCATTAGGAAGTGGTACAGGGCCAGCTACGATAGGTTGTCCTAGTTCTGGATCGAACTCTATAACTGCTGTACCAGCTTTACCCCACTCTGCTTCTAGATGTGCTTTATCCATACTACCACGTGGTATTAATAACTTTACGTTTGTAGAACTACTAGCATGTGCTACAATAAGACTACGTATTTTGTTTATGTACTCCTGTAGTCCTTTTACAAGTCTAACATCAGACAATGGAAATGGATTACGATTAAAACCATTCATAAATGGAACAATCGGATATTCTTCTATTGGCAAAATAACATTAAATAACTCTGTATCACCTGCACTAACAATTTGTTTTATCTGTGTTAGCTCTACTTCATTAACCATAATACCATTATCTTCTATAAGTGTTTCTTTTGTTAAGATGTCTATAGTAGAAGTACTATTAGGTACAGAACCTTCGTGTTCTTCTCCAGCCATAGGAACAGGTTGCCCTGTCATTTGATCTAGCATTAAATGGTACGTAGAACCTATTTTTTTTGCAATATCCATATAGGTTCTTACGTTTGCTTTATCTGTAAATACTTTTTGTCCTTCTGCGTTAGTCAATACAACAATAGGTTCTTTCTTGTATTCTTCATACTGTGCTACATCAAGTACTCGTTGATCATCGCTTAACGGATCATATATCTTATAGTATAAACTTTTTACTTTAGTGTAGCGTTCAAATACTTCTAATTCTCTTTCTCCTGTTATTTGACTACCAGTTAATCTTCTTTTGTTGGTTACATCTTCATTGCGTAAACCATGCCTTGATTCAGATGTAGTATTAATATAACTAGTTTCTGCTGTATCTCGTATTTGATCTGCAAATTCTGGATAGTGCTCTATTAATGCAGTCTCTGAAATAATCTTACCTATGATTATGTGAGCCGCATCTCTGCAGAAAGGGTCTTTTGACGAAGGGTCTATAAATAATTCCAATGGATCTATGGATTTGAGCTTAACCTCACCTGACCCTAGATCAGCATCTGGGTCTATATAAGCCATCATTGCACCCATTCCTTTAACGTAGTAGTCATCGATAGCCTGCTTCAACTCCACATTTCCATTGGAATGATCCCATATGTAGGCCATAATATCAGAAAACATCCTGCCTACTTTAGCATCAGATGTTTCCCTTGCTGTGGATTGAAATTTAGGAGAGTTAGCAGTAAGCATAGCTTTTGCCTGCTCTACTGCAGAATACACCACATTTACAACTAATGGCTCTTGAGCACGTTTACGTAGTGCTTGAACCTGATCATCTGTCCATTGTTTGCCGTTTCGGAACTCATTATCCTCTACAGCTTGTTTTGCCCAGTTCTGCCTAGCAGAAGAGTAATCAGACAGTAGATCTTGTGTTAGTTGTACTTCTTCAGTTTTTACTAAATTACTATGCATGTGGAAAGGGGCATTTTTATCTTAAACTAATACTTTAAGTAAAAGTTCCAAAACTATGCCACTTTCCAACTTATATCATCAACGTAAGATTCGTCAACTACTTTTTTGTTTTTTATTTCAACTTCTTTATGAGCAGGAGGGAAACACTTTTTAGTAGCATAAAACAATCCATCCAGAAGATCATCATGTTTACCACGTGGATACAATAATAGTTCATTTTTTAACTCTTCCATGTTTTCTTGTAAAAACACTTTCTTTTGAGCAAAATACGGTTGCATTGTTTCTAGTCTTGATGATTTACTTGTTCTAGGGTTTTCTTTTATTTCCAGACCTGATATAAAAATACCTTCTTCACCACATCGTTGTTTTAAATATTCTCGTAGCATTTCTTGATAACCTACGCTCTCTACTCTAACCTTAACAGGTTTGAATAATTTAAAATACTCTATGATGCTTTCAGCAAGTTGCATGGGAGTTGCCCTATTACGGTAATACTGGAGAATATACCTGTTGTTGTTTTCGTCTACCGCTATGGGCATAATTACAGAGTAATCTGCTGTCTTGCGGACTGAAGAAGCAGGGTCAACCCCCATAAATACGTTAACTGGCATTTTTTTATCTTTTGTTACTAAGTAATGCCTACCAAAATCATCTATCTCTAATGTATAGTCATGATATTGAATATAGTCTAGCTGAAATAATTGATCTTCATCGCCTATAATCTGACACATGTATTCTCGATAGAATACACTACTACGACCTATAGACTCTAATTCTTCTTTTTTTTGTTTTAATTTTTTTATAGGTTGCCATTCTTCCCATAGTGCTACATTGTTTTTTAGATCTGGACTAAAATGCATATTTTTCCAGCCTTTCATATCTTTTAGTATCTCTACCATACATCGTTGATGCTGTGGAGTACCAATAACAATGATCTTTCCTTTCTTAGGATCTAAAGATGGCACAGCACTCTGCAGTAACCATCGAAGATTCTGCTCCATAGCTTCTGCTGTTTTGGTATTGTTCTCATCTTCTGGATCATCTACGATAATTAGAGTTGGTCTTTGACTTCCTACCTTTATACCACGTAACTGTTGGCCAGTACCTTTGCATATAATAACAGTACCGTCTTTTAATTCTACCTCACTCTTCGCCCATTGCCTTGCATTGTGCTGACCCCAGTAACCATAAATTTGTCGGAAAGTATTGCTGTACTCCAAGGTATCCTTTATGGTTCCAAGTAATTTAATAGCATGGTCTTGCGTACGTGAGACCAGCACAATAAGCTTTGCTCCACTATGATTCATAATGTGAAAAAGGGGATAAACACCGCCAACTATAGAAGACTTGGCATGACCACGTGGAGCAATAATATTTATTTGTTTATTGTTGTTATCAACGATAGCATCTGCTATTTGATAATGAAAATCAGGGGAAGATACGGAAAACATGTTTGGCATGATTACTTTACCAAACATAATCATATTATTTTTTAGTTTGTCTTTTATATATTTTACGTTATCCTGCATGTGTGTACGTACATGTTGTCCATATGTCCATTTGCTAGTTTAATTCAGTAGAAAATACGTCATAAGTGTATCCCAGACTTTCTATCTCTTTTAAAGCATCTAATGCGTACGTGTTCATCCATTCTATATTCGTGTCTTTCAAGACTGCCAGCACGTGTAAAGCTCTGATAGCGGTATCTAATTGTTGTGTTTTTAGATGATCGTCTGTTACTCCTTGATATTCTAGCTCTGTGTTATGTTCTTGCTTCATTTTCTTCGCTTTTCCTTTGCAATGTTAGCCTTCTATCTTCTTTAGCAATCGTATCTGCAATCTGTTTAGTCATATCTACCTGTATTGTGTCGGTTATCATCTTTTTATTAGGTTTCATCTCTAATAAATCCATTAGATAGTCATTTGCTTTTAGAAAATTGTTTACATCGCCTTTTTCTTCTGCCATTTTTAATGCAATAACAATGTTATCTACTGCAAACTCTTTGGAAATACTCTTTTTTGCTAGTATTTCTTTTAATTTTTCTTCTACCATGCGTTTAGCTACTTTTTGTTTAAGGAATCTGCGTACCGTTGCAACTGGCTTTTCCTGATCAGGTCTATATATCTTACTAAGAGTGTCATAGTCCACCTTTCCATCGCTAATGAGCATTTGTGCATAAGCGGTAATAGTATCTTTAGAACGTTTTTTTCCAGCTTCTTCCGTAGTCCACTTTCTAGCAGGGTTTGTTTTACTATATACACCATGTTCGTGATTCTTTAGAAAGTCTATCCTTCCAAATGGAGTGACCCAGCCAACTCCACAGGTAAGTTTAACAAATGTTTTAAGACTTCCGTTTTTATCCGTATAGTTATTTCTAGCATAGCAGAGAGCGACATAGTTATCGTCTGTGCATCCATATTGGCTAATTTCTGCATCTTTCCAATGTACAAAATCCAATTTTTTATCCAAAGCTTCTTGTTTTGTATAGATGTTGTAATGTTTCTTTTTTCCATTAATTTTTCTCTGTATTCTAATCATTACTAATTAGTAATCTATTACTAATTAGTAATGCATTACTAATTAGTAATTGGATAACTTTATATAGTTAACTATACTATACTATTTAATCCCTACTCTCATGATTTTCATCGTAACCTAGTTTTTGAGCTATAATTTTAGTTATAATTTGGTATTCAGCTTCCATTTCTTCCTGTGTAGCTGTCATTTTAGTCTTAAAATGCTCAAATTCTTCATCTGTCATGGTTCTTTTTTCCCATTTACCAGTACGAGTATTGAATATTTCGTATTTTCTTTTTAATCGATCTTCCATTTAAGTAATGCTTTAAGTTAATATGTCTATCTAACACTTACAATGCAATTTAGTTCCAAGTACTCATTAAAAAGTATACCTAGAATGGGAGTGAGAGACACATGTTGACCGTACCCACCCCGTTGACGGGTTGTATAGGGGTTGAAATGTTGAGTTCAAATCATCTAGTTACGTTGTGTGCTTACGCACCCAGTATTATCCATTACTTCACACC